TTATCGTTTTGCTTTTCGACGGCGCTTACGATTTGAGGGCTTTTCTTTTGGCTTTCTAACTGCTAGCCATATTGTCACTAGTAAAGTTATTAGCCATTCTATATCTGACTTATCCATTTCTATCACCTCCCTTCACCTTATGCTTTTATTATATACCGTTTTCGGTATATTGTCAACATTTTTCTTCCTCTTTTTACAAAAAAATAAAGCCTATCAACCTAGATATATTCTAAGTCGATAGGCTCTTTTTATATTATATTAATCGTTTTAAATCGTGCTAATTCTTTACAGCCAAATATATGACCGTTCCACCTAGTAAAATATTAAGTAATTTACTATTTCTACGTTCTTTATTCGCTCGCTCCAGTTCTTTCTTTTGCTCGTTCAAGTATGCTTCTGCTTTCGTCAATGAGTTTTGCGTTATCATCAATGATTGTTCTTGCTCTTTCAAGTTCTTCTCTGCAAGCGTTAATTGTTTGCGTTGTTCTTGCGTTGTGTTCAATGCTTGTATTAATTGCTTGCGTTGCTCGTTCGTTGTGCTTGATACTATCTTGTACTTCGTTTCTAATTGATTGATGATAGTTGATAACTCGTTGTTGTTCTTCTCCAGCTTGTTGTAGCTCTCTTTTAGCTTGATATAGTCGTTCATGTTCATTTGTACTGTTTGTTCGTTCACTGATTGTGCATACGATAACGATACAAATACATATGAGAATAGCAAGACTAATAATATCAAGATAATAAGCTTTGATAATTCTTTTAATCGTTTCATAGTTATAACGCTCCATAATCTGTGATTCCTCGTGCTACTGCTCGTACAATCTCATCTAGTTTGTTCTGTAACAATGATACTAAATCATCATTATTATCAATGAATGCTAGTTCAACAAGTACTGCGACTGCATTTGTCGCATTTAGAACCCACAAGCTATCGCTTTCTTTAACGCCACGGTCAACTGTATCAACACTTCTGATAATTTGCGATTGTATGCAATTAGCTAATTGTCTACCGCTCATCGTCTTATACCATGTTTCAGTTCCTCTTGCTTGCGTGTTGTATGCGTTACAATGCAACGATACAAACACATCAGCATTGAACGCATTCGATTCGTTGCATACAAGACCTAAGTCGTCATCTTGTAATAGCTTTACTTCGCACCCAGCGTTCATTAAGTAATTAGCTAACATTCTGCCAGCTTTTCTCACGATGTCGCATTCTCTGTCGCCCGTGTTTGGATTAATTGCCCCACTATCTTTCGCACAGTCATGCCCAGGATTTATAAATACTTTCATGTTTATCACTCACTCCCATAATGTAGATAATTAGTAACTTCTTTGTCTGAAATAGTAATTTGCGGTACTTTACAATCTAACTGCACACCATCGCCAAACACTTTTATTTTCTCGTTATTTTGATTAAACAAGTATCTATGGCGTTTGCCTCTATCTGCTTTAAAATCAATACCATTTCTAGCTAATACGTTCAGTTGTGCAGCCGTTATAAAATTCTCAGGATACCGATTTTTAGCTATTTTTCTACGTTTCTCGTTAAAGTATTCTTTTAACTTTTTAGTAAGACTTGGTGCAGTTTCTAATAGACACCCTTTTGAACACACAAACCCCGTGTTCACTTTCGCTCCATTTTCATAGATGATACTTACACCGCTTGCAATGTGGCACGGTGCTGGCACGTTTAAAAACGTCAAACCTGGTGCGAACAAAAAGTAATCGATATTCATGTCGTTATACCACTCGACAATGTTTTTAATGATAGAAAAGGGCGGATTATCGATAACAACACAGTTATTAGGATATTCAAATTCTTGATAGTTGCCGTTCGGGTAAAATGGTCTAACTACTTCTCTATCGTGCCATCCGTTCTTATTGATAGCAAAGTCTAATATAATATCGTATACATCTGCTGGCGTGTAACAGTCATCAGTTGTTTTCTTCGGCTTGAATTTCTCAACAAATTCATCATATGTTTTACTTTTCATGTCCGCTCCTTTATCTGTCTTTTTCTTCTAACTTGTCAGGAATACCGTCGCCATCTTTGTCGACCCAAAGTGCAAGAAAACCAACTAATGCAGTTAAGACACTGGGTATAAAGATATGGTCAATGATATTGATACCGACACTAATAAGTTTGTTCATGTCATCAGACACAGAACCATCAATAAATACTAGCACGTATTCGATAACAACTAATAAAATAGGTACTAGCATTGTAAATACTAGTACCCGTGTTGCTAATATACCCGTTGGCTTTATCGTTGCTATTCGTACCGATTGATACGCTTGTTTTGATGTGTTAATGAACTTTTGCAGTATGTTCATGAAAGTCCTCCCGCAACTCATCTACTCGTGTTTCTAGTCCGTCAACTCTGGCAGTAAGCTTGACATGCTCTGTGTATGCTTTTGTGCGTTGTTCTCGTGATAGCTTAATCTCTGTCTTTAGTTCTAACAACGTTTCGTTTAACGCACCCATGCGTTCAGTAAAAATCAAGTTATCTTGCATGCGTTCATCACTAATTCTTGTCAGAATCGGTAAAATCATCAGACGATAACTAGCACCGCCTATGACTGCCACAATCGATAATGTAGTTAGAACATCGTCTAACTGAAATTGCCATGTCCACATTTCACCACACCTTTCTGCAATAAAAAAAGACATCCGTTGATGTCTTGACCATATGTGCTATAATAAATGTAAAGAGATAGCAAGTGTCGGAAACGCTAGGCTCATCTCAAAAATAATATGTATTCTTGGGAAATGGCCTAGTGTTTATTACATTAGGTCGTTTTTCATTTTAGAATAACGACTATAAGCTCTGCGAATTGTATCATCAATGATATCACTTCGTATATACTCATAGTATCACCGCCTACGCGATGAACCTAACTCACTTACTATCTCATTTGTATTATATCATACCAAGAGCCTTATAGGCTCTTTTTTTATTTCTCTTTCTTTTCTTCTTCTTCACATTCTGCTAGTGCGTCTAATAGTACATTCCACACGCAATCAACATCAGGACAACGACCATCATCATTTAGTGTATTACCGCAATATTCGCAAAATTCCATAATATCTTACGCTCCTTTGATTTCTGCTACCATTTTTAACTTGTCCGCTCTATACAATTCTTGCAACTTCTTAACTTGACTATCGTTATCATCAAGTCTTGCTCGCAACAATGCGTTCTCATACGCATTAAATTTGTCATTGTACTTTGCTTTAATTTGTGCAATCTTCTGTTTCTTTTGCTCTAATAGAGATGGTTTTTCTTCTTCGATTTCAACAAATGCACCATCGATAAATCTTGTATTTATAGAATTGTCGGGTAACTTCTCTACTTCTGCAAACTTAAAATCTTCTGGTTCATCTCTAACAACTTCATCTTGCCATTCTTTGTATAGTTGATAATTCCCTTGCTTGTCATAAAATATTCTCATCTCCAGTAGACCTCCTTTATACATCCGTCACTACCATTACCCGTACCGCTCTGTACTAGCATATTTTCTTCAACGTAAAAGCATATTTCACAATACGTATCATAATAGTAAACTCTCCCATTGTCACAAGGTTTATTAAGTATAAATGCAGTTGTGTATCTGTCTTTAATGCCTGGGTCCCATTGAAATACAACGACGCATTCTTGCCATTTTTTCGGCAATGTACAAACAACTTTTCCCGTTTCACAAATACTTCCCTTGAACGCTTGTTTCCATTGCATTGGCTCATTTATATCTACTTTAACAAATGACAATGAATCTTTTAAATCATTATCATTTTTATGCGAATCATATACTGATTTTTTGTCAAAAAAGCTGATGATTAAATTTTTTATCTTTTTTGTATCCATACTCACTGTATCACTCCTTTGTTATTGCGTCTGACGGTAACTCAGCATAAAAAGTGCCTTCATTATCCATATATCCGTTTAAAGTGATGGTTACATGATTATTACTAAAAAGTTGACCGTTAAAAGATAGACAATAGACTCCTCTCCATTCGCAGTCATCTCTATGACAAATTCTTTTTTTTTCATAAACCTCACTAGTTACATAACACACATCCCCTTTTTTATAACTTACACTGTATTCTTTGAGGGAGTTTTTATGATATCCCGATATTTTATATGTTGCACTAAACGGAGCAATCCAAAACTCTTTATTGCGAGGTTGCGATTTATCCCACACTTTTTCAAACGGCGTCAATGTCAACGTTACTGTTTCAGTAGCTCCTTTTTTTACTGCATAATACATTTCACCATTTTTCATAAGAGCATAATTGCAGTCATTCTTTTGCAATGCATATAATGTATTATCATGTTCTCTTGTTACCGTTCTTGTTATTGTCATTTATATTCTCTCATTTCAATTACTGCAATGTCTTTTAAATTAGATTCTAATAACGATTTAACTAATTGCAACGTCGGTGCTTGTGATAACGCACTTGCATTATCACTTGTTGCAAGCATACTTTGTCTAATAATGTCATCTCCACCCCATTTCAATGTACCGTCAATATTGCCGACAAATTCTCGTTTTACGCCATTTGCACTAGAAACAATACAGAATTCACCATTGCTGTTGTCTGGATATCCATTGCCATTTAACTGAATATATGCTCCGTTGCTTTCTTCTGAAGCACCTAAGATTGTTAAAGCAAGCCCAGAATCGTCCGTTTTAATCTTACTATCACCAGTTAGTATGATATCACCGCTTAGCTCTCCGCCACTCTTATCGTACTTTTTGTTCCGCGTATCATTTAGCGTACTAGTCAGTGATTGCGTTGTCTTTTCCAACGCTTTAAATCGATTATCGTGGGCGTGTTCGTCTGTTTTGTGCTTACTAATTTCTGATTCTAGTGCTTTTAAATCATGTATAGACGCTAAACCATTATCTGAAATCACTGCCTGTACTTTTTCAGCATTACCAATCACAGTAGTAATTGTGAATGTGTAGCTGTCCATTGGCGTATTCTTATCTGGGATGTAGTCAACATAGTTGCCCCCATTTGTGTACGAGAATAGCACTTCTCGTCCATTCTCACCAGCTTTGGCCATGAGTCCAATTTCTCGAGCATAAAATCCCGCAGCAAGGGTTTTATTTGATAACAGTCCTTGCACCATGAATTGTCCATCGCCTGTCTTAACGCTTTTAGTAATATCTAATTCTAATCGCTTATCAGTTAATGCAATAGCCTGTGGTATTGATGCGGGCATATCTCCCGCACCGATAACGATTTTTGTAAATATCAAAGCCTGCTTACTTGCATTAGCTTCTGCAATAGTATTTGTTCCCGCCATTGTAGTAATGACGGCAGGATATTTTGCCATATAGACCTCCTATATATGAATTATATATGAATAAATTGGTGAACGGTAATTACGCCTCCGATATAAAGCTGTTGCGTTTGTGGTCCTGTCGAGATTTTAAGGCTAGGTTCAGCTACAGCACTGCCCGCAGCCGTTGCAATACCTCCAACATACACGCCGCCTGAATTAATAGCGTGCACATATTCGATACCATCTAGCCAAGACCGCTTATTCTTGACGAATTCTAATATACGCAGCACGCGCTCTCGTATATTTGTCGTCATCATATAGCCAGACATCTGGAGTTTAAAATGATAGGGCTTGCCATTTTCATATTTCCAGTTTTCAACAACCTCACAATCTGAATATAGCTCGCCGATAGCTTCTTCTACTAATCCGACGGTGCCTTTTCGCCGATGCCAAGCGATAGAACTTAGAATTAATTTAATCTTTTGTTCCCTCTCTACCGCTTCATCGTAAAAGTCAACATGTAAATGCCATGCTAACTCATCAAGTATCGGCGTGCTTAACTCATTGAGGTGAGATAAGATAGTTAGCCTATCGACAAATGGCATTAATGCCATAAGCCGTAATGTGATTACTTCCGCCAAAGATTGAACATTGCCATCATTAGCAATCGAGCTTGGCAGTGTATCCTTTAATTTGAATTTGTAGAGATCATTCATGCTCTACACCCCCATATGTGATGGTCTTACCTGTGCATTGAGCCAATTCCACTTGGTATCCGTCCTCTTTCTTACCGTCTTTTACAACGGTAAATATAGGGGATGTCACACTAACACGCTTAGCCCCGGCTTCCATTACACGTCGGATCAATTCAGACGGAATGATATCACGCCCTACTTTTCCGGATTGCCATTGTATGTAATCTGTAACGGCTGCATCAATACGACTTTTAATTGTGTCCACATAATACGAATTATCCGAATCAATGTAGTACTTAATATCAATGTTGTAGTTCTTAGCAGTTGGGGCTTTCACAGATACGTGATCAGTGAATTGGTTTTATTTGTCTTTAACGCACCCGCTGCAATTGGTGTACCTTGTTGAAGGTCTACCGATCGTGCCCGTAGCATTCTAAAGTTAGCATCAATATCATGCCTTGCATCTTGGGAGTTAACTAGGTATCCTTTAGCGCTAGATTTAAAGCTGTTAGCACCATGGTTAGAATAGCCTGAGTTTGTTTTACTCCCGGAATATTGCGTTGTTTTGTGCCTACCAGCTGCGGTTTTCATAAATTGCTTCTTATGTTTACTCATATATCACGCGGAATGACACGATATGCACGGCGTCGAGGTCGATTCTCGAGCCTTGCTACTTCATTGCGCCAAAAGTTGATGCGGTCTTTCACCTCTTGCACGTTCGCACGTGTTAATCGACGATTACCTATGGTGTATTCTTTGCCTGTTGCCAGTGCTAAATCAGCTTCTAGCCAAGCCTGTAAATGCTCTTTTGCCTCATATAATGCCCATTCTGCCATTCTTTCACCTCCTTTCACGCATAAAAAAAGCGCCCTATATGCGCGCTTAGACTTGTGCCACACATGGGTTTCACCACGTGGCACAGTTACTATATTTTGATTCCTCCACCTCTGACACGTCTTCTAGTTCGCGTTTTAGGTGAATTCCCTGCTTTCACTACACGGGCTGTAATTTGATACGGCGTATAATCCTCTTTACTACTCCGAGCCTCTAACGCCTCGAAGTTCGGATTCATAATAGCAATAGCAGCTTGATTATAGTTTCTAATATCAAATGGCTCATTTCTTTTACGTCCTGGGCGTAGCACCCATTGCTCTTTAAAATGCCCATTAACTAATTTAGATACTTTCATCTCTGCTAGTAGGCCTTCAAAGTATTTCTTTCCGTACCCTTTTTCATGATCTTTTGGGAAGTGGCAATACCTCGGCTCTCCTTTTTCTTGGTTTAAGTCACTATAAATTTGTTCCTTGCCTGTATCTACACCAAGTTTAAATAATTTCGTTTTATACTTTTTTAACTTTGTAGGCAGGCCATCAATCAGGTCTTTACCTGAACCGCCTACACCTTTGATAGGGTACACGCGCTTATGCCATCTAGTTGAGCAGTACTTATATACCGATTGGGTCTTACTACCACCAGAGTCAATACATGTAACGGATACGCCACGCTTTCTGCCATCGGCATAAGACCATGTTCGATTTAATATAATATCGTCCAATTCTTTCCATACAGCATCGTAAGCAGGGTCTCCGTACAGTCTGAAGTATTGTATACCCCAGCTCTCATAATCTTTCCCCCACCCGACGATTTCACATTCTAGACGATCGTCCTGTGTATCGACGCCACATGTTAAGAGCAACACACCATCTGGCAACTCTGCTCCGTAGTCTTCTCGGCGTTCATAGAGTTCTTCAGACTGTAATGTTTCTGTATCCTCTTCATAAGGGATACCCATTTCAGTGTTAAAGAATGTCTTAACGCCAGCCGTTCCGAGCTTAGTGGCTTCTTCGTATTTATCTTGAAGTTTTCCCCAAGACGCCCAAGGTGAACCAAACGCGTTCATATGAAAACTTCGGCAATTGTACTTCTTCAAATTCTCCGGAGCTTCCGCAATCCATTTACCCTCACGATACAGTTTCTTCCATTCGAACTCCTCGGATAGCGTTCCGCAGCGATCACACGCCAAGTAATACTTGCCTGTGTCCTCGTCCGCGTGGAACTTATCCCATGACGGATACACATATTCACCACAAACAGGGCACTTAATGTGCCACACCTCTTGCGTACCACCTAGATACAATTTCTCTATTCGGCTGGTACCTTTGGCCAATGGCGTAGATGCGTATACGTGCTTTCGATTGTAGAACGTATTAGTACGCTTTTCTGCTAGGCTCAAAGGGTCACCTTCCGTGCCTGCTGATGCTGGATAGCGGTCAATTTCGTCCGCTAATAATACACGAATTGGCCTAGATGCCAAATCTGCTGGAGCATTGGCACCAACTAATGTGAGGTACCCTCCTGGAAAGGTCTTATTCAATACCGTATTGCCACTGTCCCGAGATTTTACATCGGCCATTTTATCGTTAAGCACTTTCGTATCACGAATAAAGGGAGCAATACGAGTTTTTGAGAATTCCTTGGCTATGTCTTTTGTTGGCTGCATAAACATAATTGGTGATGGAAAGTAGTCAATAAAATAACCCAACACATTCTTAATGAGCTGGGTTTTACCTATCTGCGAGCCAGTCATATAGACTACTTTTTCAACGTCAGGGTCACTCACCGCATCAAGCATTTCCTTTTGATACGGTGCCCTATCGGTGGAATACTTCCCCGGTTCGGCACTGTCCTCGGTCGAAAGCACCACGTTAGCATTCGCCCACTCCGACGCAGTAAACTTTGGCGGTGGTTTTAGCACACTTGCTATCTCTTTAAATAAGTTGCACGTGTGTTTCAATCATTTTCACCCGCCTCGTCTTCATCCACAATAATGTCATCAGACTCATCATGGTACATATTTGGATCATATTCAGACAATTCCGTTAGGCACTCGTTAACCTCATCAAGAAGTGCATCTTGGATAGCTAATAAATTTGTCTCCCCTAGGACTTTAGGGGCTGCTTTTAATGGTAACGCCTGGAGCTTGCTTTTAAAGTTATTCAACATTCGATTCATTACGGCTTTAACTGTATTTGAGCGGTGCAATTCTCCATTCATGATCTTCAGTTTGTTTTCCTCGATCATACGTTTTGTTCTAGTTAACAAAGTTCGTTCCGCATCATATCCGCCTTCTCGTGCCTTCTTTTCGAGTTTGCTTTCTCCCGTCTTATACGCAACAAATGCTTGCACTGTTTTCGCAATATTGTACTGTCCGCGTTTTTCCTTTTCGAATATACCATCCTCGGTCAACTGCTGAACGCGTCGAGAACTGATGCCAAGCACTTTGGCCACAATTTTAGATGATACTAATTCATCAACGATTGTTACGTTCGTCACGGTCTCGCCTCCTTTCAAAAGTTGACCGATTTTGAAGCCGAACAGCAGTTCGGAAAAATAACTAACTAGCTATTCCGCGGGGTTCGGATGACCCACGGAAAATATTTTTCATTTGGAGTACCTTAGAGGCCCGGGTATACCTGAGTACCTAGCCCCCATACATGCCACCACTCCAATGTTGTTTATGTGAATGTTTCATTATATTTCTTGCAAAACTCTTGGATTTACAATTACCTTTACCGCCGAGCAGGATAACATTAGCAGTACATTTATTGCGTTTGTTATTTAAGCAATCTTTGACGTGACAAGTAATTTCTACCATGCTATTTTCTCCTTTCTGTTAGCAGTTAAAGCATGTTTAATTATTTATAAGTGCGTTTAATACAGGCTTAATCAATACCTCCATTTAATTTGAAAGGATTATATTTGCCTTATGAGTATACATTCCCTATGGTGATATTGATTAAACCTGTATACAAAAAGACCACCTAACCGTATAGATTAAGTGGTCTTTCTCTTTTGTACTCTAGGTATTCACTGTGTCGAGAGAGATTAATTATTTTCCTATTAACTCACACTATCATTATAAACTGTCAAGAAGGACAGGTCTAGGACAGTTTTGGGACAATTTTAGGCTAACTTAGTGTTTAGTCCAATAATCCCCCATAGCAATACTGACAACTCTTCAATACCTCTTGCAATATAACGTTTGATGGTGCGAACATCAGGCTTTTCTGGAAATGATTCAGCAATCTCTTCTAATGTTTCACCATTAATATAGTATCGTCGCATACACTCGCAATACTTGAATTGCTTCGCACTACATTTCTCAGCGTAGATATCTAGCATATTATTCACATGACGCATCATTAATGCTGTTTTTTCTTTACTTTTAACAATGGCATTTACCCTTACTATGCTATTGTCATCGAACATATCAGCTAACAGTTCATTGAGCCATATATCCTCGGCTTGTGTCGAATCCGTGATAGCATTGTCCACATAGGATTGTAGCTGACTGTAATGCTTTAATAACTTGATTGTGTTGTGTCGAAGTTTACGACCGAGTTGAGCGTTTTCTTGTTTGGCTAATTCATAGTACGTTTTGGTTGCCACCTCTGTGGCCAACCTTGTAATTTTCTCAATATCATATTCATTCAAATATGTTTCCCCCTTTACAAATTATTTTATGTTTTAGTCCGAATTTGTTTTTACCAGTGATAAGCAACTAATATTTTAACTTTTAAAAAATACCAACCATATTGTTTTCCCTCTACGTTGCCCAATTACAGGCTCGCAAGGAAGCAAGGTTTTAATTTTACAAAACGAGATTTGTTCCTCATTCCATTTGAATATCAGTGTCCCATTCTTCTTTAAAACTCTCCAGCATTCAGAGAGGCCTTGCTTAATGTCGTCTTTCCATGTTGTATCTAACCTTCCATATTTTAATTTCAGAAAGGATTTATCTCCTGCCCTTATTAGATGAGGCGGATCAAATATTACTAGATAAAAACTTTCATCTTCAAAAGGAATGTCTCGAAAGTCTGCGATTATATCAGGTTTAACAATTAGCTTTCTACCATCACATAGACTTGTATCTTCAGTTCGATTATCCATGTAAATAGCATCTTCATTTTCTTTGTTAAACCAAAACATTCTGCTGCCACAGCATGTATCTAGTATTTTCATTAGTTATCTTTTATGCACACATTTTTAGTTTTGCAATAAACATCAACATATGTCTCATCACGGTCACCATTGTGTGTTACTTCTACATATTCATCAATACCAGTACCACTTACTAATGCTTTCCAGTTTTGTAATGTTTTACAAAACCATACAACATACATGAATTCTAATTCTTCAAATTTATATCCCATTTCTAATAGCACTTTGCGAGCAGCTTCAATCGCTTTTACTTGTAAGTTACTCATTTATTTATCTCCTTGATTCTTAAAATTATAAAAATATTCCCATATTTCCCGTAATGTGTAAGATTACATAGTCTTCATCATCCTGAATAATCTCATCAGCCATAGTTCCGATGAACTTTCGATTATCGTTTTCTAGCACTCCAGCAGCTTGCAATCCATCAAGAATAAACTTCTTAGCAAATGCTACATTGTCAGGGTCATGCCTGGTTGATGAGTGCCATTCAAATAACAGATCCACTTTGCCCTTAACCGATTCTATCTGTTGTGATAGACATTGTTCTTTGACTTGCTCTGTACATTTCTTTTTCATAGCAGCGGCAGCTATAGTCGAACCACGTTCACAATCAATGTACTCGTTCAACGTCGGGAATCTATCGTGAGTTTTCTTTCTAAACCTGAACTGACATCTTAATAAGAGCTTCATCGATGTGAAGCTCCCAAAAAGATAGCTTCAGCATATTCTCCTCTTAACCGATCATATATTCTCTGACTATAATGATCCTTTGTCCAAGTTTCACTATAATTTGTTGTTAGAATAATTGATCGCATATTGTTATACCGATCAATTATTATGCTATCAACTTTAGCTGCTACCCAGTCTGACTTTGAGTACTCAGCACCAAAATCATCCAACAATAGCAATGGTATGCTACGCAATTTCTGCTCGTAGTTCATAAATGCCACATTATCACCTTTTGATAGAGAGAGCATCGTATCTAATAAATTAGGCATAGAAATCATCATACACCGTTCCCCTAGTGCAACAACTTCTTTTAGTATACTAATAGCAATAGATGTTTTTCCTGTTCCAGCCGGGCCTCGCAATATAAGACCCTTTCCTGTATTAATATTTTCTTTCAAATTATCCGTATACTGTTTAATCACTGCGTACGCTCTTGCGTTTTCTCTCGGGAAGCTACCATACTTTCTCAACCACACAAAATCCATATCATAATACCTTTTGGGAATGCCCGCTGCAGCATAAGTTGCATTAATATTATCCTGAATTACTACAGGTTCATCATAGCTAGGATGAAATAACTCATTCCTTGCCATGAGCTCTTTCGTATTCTGCTTGCCAATCCACTTGTTCGTCTTTCTGATTCTGTCTATTTCTGCTGTTATGTTTAGTTGCTCCATTTGCTGCCTCCTCTCTAATTTTGTTATTTAAAATCGCTGTGATGTATGCACTACTTGCTTTTCCCTCTTTACTAGCCTTACTAATAGCTGTAATAACTTCATGTTCACCAAAATCATCAACTAAGTATTCTAACTTCTCTTTTGTGATTGGTGAAATTTCACCAACATCATTCATGTAAATTTTAAATACGTTTTTATATGGATCATTTGGTATTTCTTTTTCGCGGGCGTCTTCTTCATATGAATATGAATATATATTCTTTTCTTTTCTTTTCTTTTCTTTTATTAGTTGATTTTGTTGAACATGTGTTAAATTTTGTTGAACATGTGTTAAATTTTGTTTTTTTGCTTTGCGAGACTCCGCACTTTTAAGGCCCGCCAACCTGCGTTTTTCGCGGATAGTTTCCTCTTTCACTTTTTTAAACTCAAATCTTCGAATTAAGCTCGGCGACCAAAAATATTCATCATCACAAGCCAATAATTCATAGTCTGAAATCAATGATTTTACGAACAAAAATGAACACATTGAACATAACTCATTTTGTTCAAGCACATGTTCATTTTGTTTGAACACATGTTCATTTTGTTTGAACACATGTTTAACATATGTTAAATTTTCTTCGTTTTTTACTCCTAACGCATTGTCAAGAGCAATAAATGTATACTTTTTTAATGGCAGTTTGTAATCTTCATATGATGCCAGCTTTTCAATAATAATCCACCACCATGCATACGCGATCATTCCGTATTCAGATATCATCGCCACGACCTTAGGATCACTACTAGCATTAACATCGTGGCTAAAATAATAGGATTGGTCTTTTGCCATGGATATCATTCCTCATTTGTAAATAAACTAACTTGCGCACGTTCGCCCATAATAAACTTTACGCTTTCATCAATTAAGTCTTGTACGGAAATAGCGAATGTGTGATCTGCATATTCTACTGATAACCAATTGGTCTTGAATTTTAGTGTATCAGCTGAGTTTACATCTTCAATAAGACCTTCAACGCTTACTTTATCGACCACGTCATCAATAGCACCATATTTAAACTTAAATAATCTTACAACAAATGGAATATTGAAATCTTCTAGAAATTTAAAATTCTTTTTCATAATTGTCTGTAATTGACTAAACGATTGCATCAACTCAGGTCGCGGGTCATCTTTAGATTTGATAGTAAAGACATCTGTCAGTCCTGTAGCAGATGGTTTTTGATAGGCAATGCTGATGTCGTTATCTGTTATTTGAATAGACTTAACAATCATAAGGAACTCCTTTCTTGTTCTACAATTACATATTTACCAGTAGCAGCTTCAACTGATTGTTTGAATATAACCGCGTTAGAGTTTTCATCTGATAAATGAAGTAATCGAATGTCCTGGCACCTAGTAAGATCCATTGACTTTAGAAATTTAATAACATTCTCTAGCGAAAAATGGGATTGAATTAATCGTTCCATACGTTTTTCATGCAGGTATCCATCGTCAACGCGTTGGTTTAGAATTTCATATGAATGATTACACTCGACCATGATATGATTCACACCTTTAAATGTGTACCGGCAATAATAGGTATCGGTGATATACAAGAGTTTTTCCGTCCCGTCAGAAATTAAAAATCCAACATTCGGCACATCATGTTCTAATTCAAATGGTAGGATTGTAAAATTTCCAACAGAAAACTGAATCCTAGGTGTTATATAGACCACTTTATGATATCCAGAGACATAAATAGCCTCTGCAGTATCTTTCAGCATATACACACGATGTCCGAGTTTTAATAAATCCTGTACCGCTTTACAATGGTCTCCATGCTGATGAGTTACCAATACACCGCATAAATGCACAAAATTAAAGTGGCAATAACGTTGTATTTCTTTAAATGGCAATCCTGCATCTAATAGCAATTCATCTCCATTAGTTGATGTTTTAATTCGGTAGCAGTTCCCTTTCGAACTGCTACCGAATGCTTGAATAGTAATCACAATTGATCACCAAACATATTAATGACTTCCCCTGTTTCAGGATCTACGAACTCACTTGAATGACTAAAATCGATATCAATTGTTTCTGAATTCGCGTTGTTGGCAATAGTTTCAGCAACATCAGATTGAACATCGATAGTTTCGCCTTCAAAATCAGGGGTCAGTTCTCCATTATTATCACGAATAACAGCCCCATCTGAAGTGATAGCGTTTGCCATATTTTGCATTTCAACGGACAAAATACCATATTTGCTTAACAACTGTTTAAGTACGGTTTTAACAGCCATTGCATCAAAATCAGTTTTCCAAAGTCCGAACCCTTTTTTATATGTTTGAGAGTACTTTTTAGCATGCGATTCCATTTCTTCTTTTGTCATGTATAGATATTGCTCGTACCCATTTTCTAATCTAAAATATGCCATATACCCAACAACATCATTCCCGGTAGGCTCCCCTAATTCAAATTCACCTGTTAATCGATTCCGTTTCTTTATTTCGCCCTCATAAATTTTAATAGCATTAATTTTTTTATATTTTCCAGACCTAATAGCGAGCTGAATATACCCTTTATAGCCCATTTGAAATTGAGCTTCATAGATTTTCTTTTTCCCATTATAAAATGGAACAATATACGCAAATCCTAAATTTTGATTGATAGGAAGATCTAATGTAGCCGCCATTATGCCAGCTGTGACTACGGTAGTAGGGTCAGCTTTGGTTAAGAGTTCGTTGTTATTAGAAACAGAAATCAAGCTAGATACAAATGCTGCTGACTTCTTCCCTAGAATTTCATTGAATCGTTTTTTTATAGACTCACTCGAGACTAACGTCTTCAATGATTGAGTTTGTAATTGTGTTTGTGCTTTTGTAATTTCTCCCATTGTTGATCTCCTATGCTACATCCTCGCATACAGCGTGAATATCTAAATTAGATAAAATATTATGAATTTCTAAACGACCTTTTTGTGTCCATTTAGTCGTGATTTTTGAATCTAAGCGACCATCACTTCTACAAAATGTAAAAGTTTCTGATTTTGTAAATCCTTTAGACATATGTTGTTTGTATAAAATCCATTGATCGCCGACCTTACGTTGCAGGCCAGATTCATGCAAGATCTTATTCAGTTCTTGAGCACTCATCCCATAATCAGCAGCAATCTGAGTAATAGTCAAACAAGATTTAGTGGATAAAATTTTATCTACGTAATCCTTAACCGGTTTGAATTCGGCTATCTGCTGCTCTTGTTGGGCGACGATAGCTTTGGTGGCATTGTGTGATTCCACCTCATTGGCATATGCTCTAAGGGCTTCAGGCAACGACTTAGGAACCGAAAGGGAATATGACCCTGTTTTACGGATGCTAGGAATTACATCATGCGTAATCCAACGCTTAAATTCTTTGGCTTCAGGTTTGCGACTTGAAAGCACAAGGCTATATAGCCCGTATTCGTTTACAGTCAATAAATTCTGATTACCTCCAGGGGTACGAATTAAATTCGTACCCTTTTCATCTTCGTCTAAACGCCCTACAGCTTTAGATGTATCATTAATACCTAAACATTCGCATACATCTTTTGCTACAAACCATACTTCATTGCCCAACTCCTGAACTCTAACTTGCCCAAAAGAAATATTATTAAAAACTTGCAATTCATCCATATCTATACCTCCTTAACGACCAGTTGAGGTTCTGATTCATCAACGATCAATTTAATTGTTTGGCTATTAACATGGATAAAGTCTGTAACAGCCTCAGCGTTATCGATAAACACAGGAGCATTCACTTTAAAATAGCTAGTTAATGCGTTGATGATGTCAAGGCCTACATTAATACGTGCAGCGTTATTCATACTGCGGTATGGTACGCCCTTATAAGTAGTTTCGCAACATTCCTCAACATTGCCGTTTAACATGACGTTAAACATCTTGAATCGTGCTAGTCTGAATTTTGAATTAATAACATCTTCTAGCATATTGACCTTAGCTTTGATGAACTCATCCATTAGATATGATGCCTCGTCCAACTTTGATTTTTCCGCTGCTAATTCAGCCTGTTGTGTTTCTAGTTCCGCTATACGAGTATCAATCCGTTTAGTCTCTTCGTATTGATTTAATTCAGTTTCAAGGTTAAAGCGATGCTCTTTCGTTGTAGCAATACGTTTGTCTATGTCTGCAATTTCTTCAGAGTGATCTGTGTTAGATTCATCAAGTTTCATCTGCAGCATAAACTCTTCTGCTTTTAAATCAGCATATATAGAATCATCATCAAGCACTGGCGCTGTTAGCTGTCCAATTTCATCAGTTATGGTTTGCTTAACGAGTTCTTTCACCTTAATAAGAGCCTCTAATGTTTCAATAGGTTCTAAGCCGGCATCTCGCTTTTTAATATTCTCAATGTCTTGTTTCTTCAGTTCAATAGACTGATTGATTTCTTCTAAATGCTTAGATTTTCTAAGGTTAAAATTCGTTTCAGCTTTTTCACGTGCAGCTTGAATTTGCTCTACAGGAAGTTTTTGTCCGCATGTTGGACAATCCTCATCTATATCCATTACAAATGTATCAGCATTGACCTGCTGACGTTGATTCATCAGCTCGTTAATAACACTCTCGATACATTTAATATCCATATTTGATGTATTAAGGCGATGCTTGGTACTCTCAACCTTGGAAGATAGATTGTTAAGTTCAGATACAACCATATCGTATTCATTCGACTTTAATGCAGATTGTTTTTTATAGTCCAGCTGCAGCTCACTTTCACGAGCCATTAATCGGCGTTGTACATCTCTAAGAGCCGCTCTAGTATCCACAACCGCATGTCCATTCACTAACAATGCTTTATCTGTCTCTAGAGTTTCTAGCGTTGTAGTTGCTAAGCTAATCTCCTGAATAAGAACATCTCGAGGAGTATCAATGGTAGGTTTCCCGCGCAAGGCCTCATCAATTCGAACTGGGATCATATCCAGTTCTTTATTGATGGCGGTTTTCTTAGCAGCTACTACCTTTCTATGATCGTCTACACTATGGCCTGATAATATATCGGTTAAGGCTTTTAATTCACTACATTCTGCAATAACATCCTCATCTGATATATCTCCGCACATCTCAAGTAATAGCTTTCTTCGGTTCTGCCAGGAATATGTTTCGTTGAAATACAACGGATTGGTAATTAATTTGAAAATATTTTCATCCACTAATGAATTTACAATCTCCTTATATTCCTTTTCTTTTTTAGGGACCCCATCGACAAAGTAGTCTGTGGTATGTCCTGACATTGTTACTTCACCACCACGAGGGGATGAGTACTTCTCCCGGTACACACGCTTTAATTCAATAACGCCGCCTTCGTCTAATGTAAAAGTGCCTGTTACTTCGTGATTGACTTTATGTATTGATTCTCCAGCTTCAATAGTTTTGATTTCAAAATCGGCTCTGTCTAAACTATCCTTGCCGAATAGCAGCCAACATACTGAGTCAAATACTGTTGTCTTGCCAGTAGCATTATCTCCGCGGATAATAACATCACCGTTGAGATTTATAGTAAAGGCTTTCAAGCCTTTAAAATTTAGTAATTCTAATTTTGTAAGTTTCATAGTGATCTCCTATACAACATTAGCGTCCACATCAATGGTATGAGGTTCAATCTTCAATCGATTTGCCCATTTCATCACTGTAGAGTGAATTTTATTGTCTTTTTTTAGTTGTGCATTCGCGAACAACTTCGCTTGCACTAGATGATTAAATTTAGGTTGACCCTTTTTAACCTTACTACCAGTGGCTAACTCTAGGCATGCAATAGGATTCATGTCATCATCCGTGACAACCACAATTGCCGCCTCCCCTTGTATCACTCGATCGCGGTATGAGCCCACACAGTTTCTCAATTTCTTACCAGCAGTCATTAAATCTGCCGCGGTTCTTGGAACCATAAAATGCATGCCATTTACATCAGCTTGTAATTGAGGTTGATTAGGCAATATAACATCTTCATATTCCTGTTTGTTGAATGTGTTGATTACTTCGTCATGGAAGTTCTTCAACTTGAATCGTTTCTTCCATAATGCCTCTTGGTATTTTGGATCGAGTTTGGCGTGCATATCCACACAATCTTCTATAACACTAATGTTCTCACCTAATAACCAACGTAATATGGTAGGTTGACCGCACCGGTTAATTAATTGTTGCCACATAAACATTGCATGTGGACTTTTTAATCGCATAGCCTTACGTACATCATTGGCATTGTGGACCTTACCAAAATATGGGGCCGTACCTTCCCTACTACGCTTTAATGTAAGTATAGTGCGTCTACAATTCTCATCGTTAAAAAGATTAAGGACATCAGACATGTATACGCTCAATGGATCATCAACCATATGCTTCCGCAAGGCTCTACTGTTAGGAGCCTTAAATGATTGTCTAAGCGCTGCTTGAAAATTCATACCTTTTCTTGTAGCCGCTAACACATCATCTTCAAAAGGGATATTTGTATATCGATATAAGCAGTAATCATTAGTCCAATATGCATATTTTCTCATTAAGCTAACAATGCTAGGCATATCAGGTGCCGATAGCTTCAGAATCATATTGAGCAGCATCGTAAAATGGTAGCCGTTTTTTTCCGTAGCCCCTGGTGCTACATATACATCTCTAGTCCCATATCCGTAAGTTTCCTTTAATCGTTTTTCAAACATTATCCGTAACGCCTTAAATGTTTTGTTTAAGCGTTTACGGTTAACATCTGTCATAGCATATGAATCGCCAAAGGATTTCAGTACTGGCATAATCTCATTCTCACGAATATAGTCAATCGTCAATTCGTGATGAATTTTAAATCTATCTATAAATATCGCCTTGCGTTTCTTAAAGTCGAATCGTAACGTTTCTGCGCGCATTCCTAAATCATTTTTTTACCATCAAAGAAAAGTTGTATAGCTCGGTATCTAATTTTTAGATCTAGAAAGTGCTTGAAGTTAATAACCTCAACATGTACTGTAACTGGATATATACGCTTATCATCTGTAGAATAGCAAATCTTATGAGCATAAGGATTAGAATATGACCCACAATTTGGACAGGTATAGTATTTTGAACCGGTAACATATCCATTCTGATATGAATAGCTACGTTGCCAGCTACCTCCAAACGTAAACCCACAGTCAACATGATGAATCGTTGTGTATTCCGCACCATAAGGAGCCTCTAAGATTACGCTATCGAACATTTTGTGAATATAAGTACTGGATACAATCTCCACAGTGAATACCCCCTTTAATCACCAAACATAGCGAATAGGTCTTCTGCTTCCTTCTCTTCAACAGGTGCAGGCTCTACTTCTACCATTGGCTTTGGTTCTTCTTTAGACTTAGACTTTTTAGTCGTAGTCTTTGTTTTCTTGCTTTTAGTTTCAGTTTCCTCAGTCTTAGGGGCTGACTTTTCTTTCTTAGTACTTCTTTCTACTATTTCACAAGCCTTTACAATAGCATGTGAGGCTTTCATGACACCCTCGGTATACTCTATACCAGTTTCGTATTCTTGGGTATTAACTGGGTCAAGCTCAATTGCTTTATGTAATATATCTAGCACCTTTTTACAGATATCAGCTTGCCTTTTAAATTGTTGTTTAGGCATAATATTATTCCTCCCCTGCCATTGTGGACTTCAAATCGGTAATAATATCATCAGTCAATACATCACTGGATACTTTTCCATTCACACCATATTTATGGAAAATAGTCATTGCTTGTTTAGCTCGAGCAGTATCATTCCCCATCCATTCACGGAATTCTTTATAGAACGCTTTTTTATCTACCGGTTCAGTAGTTACATCTAATACTGCATCCTGTTCCGGTGTTTCAATAGCAGCTTGTTCTTCAGTTGTGGTTGTGGCAGGAGCAGGTTCTGCTAAAGATTCTGTTACCACTTTCGCTGATTCTTCTTTTTTAGTTTTTGCTTGCTTACCTTCAAAATTTGTTACTTGCACATCTTCTACAGATGCTGACGATTCATTTTCTAAGACTTTCACATTACAACCTGCAGCTTCAAGTTGAGTTATACCTTCGGAAATCTTTTTACTACTCTTTTGAATTGCTTTCTTGAATGTATCTTTGAGTTTACTTTCTGCTAGTCCAAGACTGGTGCCTGCCGTTACTTTAACAGCTGGCTTTTCTGACATACATTTGCATTGATGATTTAATCGTTCATGCCAATCTGCCACTTGCGTTGCTAGATCGTCCACCGTATTAAATTTTATGGTTAAGATATTTTGATTTTCCATGATAGTTTCTCCTTTTAAAAACTAACTAACTCATTCATATTTCCAATCCCTAAGCTCTTAAATATTTTAGATGCTTACTCTTTAGGTATTCTTCAAACTTAGCAATATTAATTCGTCTATTCTTTGGTCCCTCTTCTATTACAGCGTCATCATAACAACCATTTGTCACATCACTTTCTTCTCAATTCTTTTTTTCCCTCAATAAAGTTGCATAATCATCAAGTACTTGTGCTAAATCCTCTCGTTTCACTGCAAAACCATTAAAAAATAAAGAAGATTTAGATATACTAAGCGTTTTTTTGATTTGAATAAAATTCCCCGGAATAATAAGTATATACGGGTTCTTCAACTCCATCCCCTTTTCTCTTTCTAAAAAAAGGACTCCCATATCCGGTTTTTTCCTAAAATCAAATCCCCACCTCCCGTCTTTTCTATAACTTGAATACTTGACATTGATTTTTAACTGTCCCAAAACGAAATCATAAACGGGTGTATTAACTTTGTAGAATTTATTTGAATCAACCGCTTTAGGAACTAACCGTTGGAATAACGCTTCTGCTTGACCTCCTAATTTTTGTGCCCGGCTTCCGTAACGGACTTTGTCATTTATGGCTAATACGCCATGCTGTAAAAGCACCATGTGAACCTTGAAAGCAGGTAATCCGGTTTGCCTAACAACTTCCATGAAATCATTAGTTTCTAAGTAAACGTCTACTATTTTTTTCATTTTTAGGACTTTCCTCCTTTCTCACGAAATTCATTAATCATCGATTGCAATTTATCTATAAACTCGCAAAAAGGTGGTAATCTTGAATCCAATTCACATATCTCCCTACTGAAATTAAGTTGTTTTCGAGTGATATTTATCACATTTTCCCTTGATTGTTTTTCAAGTTCTATCGGGTTTATCTTTTCTCTTACATCGGGTTTTTCTATATATGTACTTGTTGAAAGATTGAAATTGTTTTCCTTAATCTTTTCGAAAGCAGCCTGATAGCTTAACCCCAATTCTTTATCTTCAAAAACTACGTCCGTTGTTTTACGGTTTTTCTTTAAAACGATGATGCAGGTAGCTATATTGGTATCTTCAAAATGTCCTTTTGGTATATGAACAACTTTGTCAATATAATTATTTTCTACGAGCCATTTCCGAATTTCTTGTTCCTTGCCACTCCGGTAAAGCACCCCAGGGAACTGTAATATAGCAGCTACTCCGTCATCCGTTAAGTAATACAAGCAATGCAAAACAAATGCTAAATCGCTACGACTTTGCGACGGGACTATTCCGCAAGCTTCAAATCGCTCATCGATTTTAGGGTGCCATTTCGTGCTGAATGGTGGATTTGCCACAATTGCCTTGAACTTATTACCTAAAAATGCAGGGTCTTTTAATGTATCTCCACAAACACCGGTAAAGTTTACAAGCATTGACTTGCAATCTTCTATAAAATCAAGCTCCAATTCCTGTCCATACTTTTTTACGCTATCGTCAAATACGGACAACAATGCACCTCTGCCGCAAGTAGGGTCGTATACCTCATCTACATTTTCAGGTACAAAACTTTTTAATACTTGAGCAAGCTTTTCGTCTGTATGGAAAATCCCTTGCGCATGGAAACGCTCTTTCATTTTTTTTAAAGAATGTTCCATATTCCACATCCCTTCTACTTACCTGTCTGTACCTCTTTTGCACGGACGATGACCAACTGCCTCCCCTATCGCTTTGTATGCACCAAGATTTAGACCACATGCAGAACCCCACACGTTAAATCGTATTTTAGGTGGGAAGCCTCTTGACCTATTAAAGAAATTAAAGTCTATATTTTTAGCGGTTGGCATAGGAACCTCCTTATGTGTTACAATTAATGTGGTTGTTTAACTATAGCTCGTATCTCATTGCCGTGAGTACGAGCTTTTCGATTTTTAACCATCCTATTATTCCCCACAACTAACTAATGTTAGTTGTTGTCCAGCCACTAACGGCTTGACATTAACATTAATATGATTCATTTGCTGTATATCATACATTTCCCAACGTATATCCTTTGTATTTCCTACATTCTTTTTTGCTATGTCCCATAAAGTATCTCCCGTCCTTACTGTGTACGTATACGTACTATATACAGTGTCAGCGCGTGTAGTATTGACCGCATAACCTATTGTCGTAGCAATAGCAGCGATAATAGTGGCTACTCCTATGCCTACCGCAATTCGACGATATAAGTATTTTCTTTTTAACCGACGACGGTTTATAATACGTCCTCTAATGTCTAGTATTTCGTTCATACAATGTGCGCCTCCTTAAATGCTTCATTAATCTTCTCTTCCGGCCAACCTAGCGTGTTGGCCAAGTAGAACCGAAACCCTTCTCTATCAATTGAAAAGGTGCGGCCCTTTTTACCCTCCGTTTGCCAGCACTGCGCGAATGGGAATTTATCTCTTGCGATACATTCACGTATCGCCGTCATGGTTCTTCCCAATACCGTGGCCATCTGACAAACAGCTATTGTTTTAGTGATCATAAGTAACTCCTTCCTACCAGTGATAAGCGGTGATTGCTGCCACTAGGATGATGCTAATACTACCGCACAGATAGGCTTAGCATTAGCATCCAAAGACGACAGATGCTTATAACGGCTTGTATGTCACGCTCTTCCAATTGCTTAATTCGTATTTCACTATTCATCTGTTTTACCCCATTTCCTGTTGAATATACGAAATATCGTACTATTTTGTAAAAAAAAGATAGTCTAAAGACTCGCATATACCAAGAGCGGCTTTAATTTTTATTGCTTCATTAAGCAATAATGGATACTTGCCATTTAACTTATCTACAAGTGTCATGTACCGTATTCCTGTTTTAATGGATAGATCCTTTCTACTCCAACCTAGACGGCCAAGCTCAGCATTTACATTTGGATACATATGCTTGCTCTCCCCCCTTTCTGATTACTTGAATGTTGATATAAAAACACGATATTTCGTGTTTTTATGGGTTAATTGTAGTACGAAATATCGTGTATGTCAAGTTTAAGGCTGTTTAATATTCTGTGTAATATAATTTATACATGAAATATCGTATTTATATATTGAAATATCGTGCTTACAATGCTATAATTAGATATAAGGTAATTAGTTAGGAGTATAAAGCAATGACTAGAGAAGAATTTTTAAAAGAACGAATACTACAGATAGATAGTATTAGAGGATTTGCGGCATCAATAGATATGCCTTATACAACACTTTTATCTATTCTTAAGAATGTAGGCGGAGCATCTATAGATAATATCCTTAAAATTTGTAGCGGATTAGGGATTTCTGCTGACTACTTAGCCACTTTAGAAGACGGATCTCGCTTAGATGATTCATTTGATCCTGATTTAATTGCGTTACAACGAAACTATAAATCGTTAGACAATGCATCTAAAAAGGAACTGAGTTCTTATGCTCAATATCTTTATACTAAACAAGGAGGTAAAATGCCTGAGGATGATGATATCGACTAGCAAAGAAAATGTAATACAAACAGCCAATAGAATTAGGCCAAAGCTCACTAACGATTTAAAACTAACAGCCCGGCCCATATTAAGATATTTAGTTGATAACTACGGCGTCAACATAATGACATACAAGGAAGTTGAGAGAGATTATACTATAAGTTCTTTTCAACTAAATCAATTAACGCAATCAAATGATGCAGTATCATACTACTTGCCGTCAACACAGCAATTTCATCTATTGTATAATTCAGAAATATCTACTAAAGCTCGTAAAATATGGAGTATTTATCATGAAGCAGGCCATATTATCCGTGAGCACCAATTAGCTTGTCCAGACAGCGGAAAAAATGAACGGGCTCTAATGGAATGGGAGGCGAATACCTTTACAAGAGAAATTTTGGCACCGACTACATTAGTATTAGGGGCTATCTCGAAATACCGCAAAGGCTCCGCAACATTTCAAGATTTATATTTTATGTACAGACATTTATTTGGATTAAGTAAACAAGCAGCTTCTTTAGCTAGTAGCAAAGTGTATAGAGAAACGCCCGCAGTTAATCAAGACATTTTGAACTTTTATAGTAATCAACTTAATGATATATTCCCTTATATAAAAACAAGATATGAGTATGAGCAAATATTAGCATGTATAACAAAATCGGAATACGATGTATTTAAGCGTGCCAGGGATTTATTAGGAGCCTGGAAACCCATAGGGCGAACTTATACGTTATCTAAAATTTAGGGAGGTAATAGTATGAAAAAAGTGTTAGTATCAGGGATTTTAATTACTACTTTATGTATTGCCGGTTGCGGAGGGCCGGTTGATAATATCAAAGATGCTACGGGCTTATCAAAAGAACAGTCCCAGCAGGTGCTTACCGAATTACAAAGCGTTGGGATCACTGAATTCGGCAACGTAAATAAAGTAGCAGACCAGCAAGGCGTATATTACATTGTTGATGAAAAGTATGGTCAAACATTCTTCCGCATCAAGGATGATAAAGTTAGTGAAATCGAAAATAGCTTCTCTACCGTTTACAAAAACGGCCAAAAGACAGACGATATTAGCAAGGTCTATATTAGTGATCAACAAAAAGCAGCGTATCAAGTGGCCGCTAAAGATGCGGTATCCGCTCGACTAAAGGCACCATCTACTGCTAAATTTGATATAAAACAAGTCATTCGTTATGATAATAGCGTTACCGTTCGTGGCACGGTTGACGCACAAAATGGATTTGGCGCAATGGTTCGAGGTATGTTTTTTGTAAAAATCAAAGCGGATACGGGAGAAGTAGACTCCGTCAGCATTAATAATTTATAGCAATCCTTGCACTGCGTGATATACTATAGGTACCAGTACCCATCCACGCTTCAGTGTTTAACGACTACAGCGCACCAGGATGGGTCTTTTTGTTGAAAAAGCCAGTTAAAAAGATATTCTACTTTAAAAAATCCCCCTACCCTACTATGAGGTAAGAGGCTTTGTAGGGGGAAATTCATAGTGCCTAAGATTTGTTAGTAAATAAAATAAGCCTCTATACGCTTTCACAGGGTGCTAGATCTTTATGGCAAAGGAGATAAATATAATGGCAGAGATTGCAGAATTTGTTATTGACGAAATATCTGAGCGACGTTATTGGTTTGTCAGAACTAATGGCGGGGAGTATTACGACGATTATTTTCACGAAGGATATATCGCTGTAGGTTTTAATTCTATTATAGATAAAACTGAAATAGAAAGAGCTGAAACTGACAACGTTTATAAACGCGCTTTATATGAAAGAATTAAACTCGAATTGGAAACAGATGAGGAAATAAAGGCAAAACCAGGACTCATTATTAATCAACTAAAAAGATTCTTAGTAGAGATGGCCCCAGGGGATATCGTTCTTATTCCTAGCGAAAATTCCAAGTTTATATCTTTCGGAGAAATAACTAGCGATATAGAGGTCATAAGTTCTAATGATATCCAAGAAGATGGCTGCCCGTTTGTCAAACGTAGAAAAGTAAGATGGGTAAAAACATTGAAAAAAGAAAGTCTAGACCCTTATTTGTATAAAGCTATTATGTCGCATCATGTTATAACTGACGTGTCGGACTCAGCTACATTTATTAATCGTTCAATGTCGAATATGTATGTAGAAAATGGACGCGCGCACATCACGCTAAGGGTGCAATCAAAAGAATCTGTAAAGGTTGCAGATATAAATACACTTTTAACTTGCTTTGAAGATATAGCTACAAAGGCGGAATTTCCTTCTAAAATACTAGACCCTATTGCTCAAGCAGAGTTAAAAATTAATGTGCAATCTCCCGGCCCCGTAGAATATATAACATTTGGTGCGGGGCTACTGGGGTTCGGAGCTATATTAGCCACTATTGGTCTTTATCGGGCAGGTAAAATAATCGAAAAAGTCGGTGGAAGTTGTAGCTTTAAAATAGGTACTAAAGGCGTATCCTTTAAAATTAAAGCAAATAAGCCCTCCGATACCCCTGCACCTTTAAATACTGATCAACTTGTATCCCAAATTATAAAGAACCCGAAAGCTATGGAGCGATTAAAACAAGTAGCAGATACTTTAAATAGGCTTGAGACTAAATTACCAAATGAAAAAGACGGCCAAGATTAGCCGTCTTTATGATACTGTATTCTTATGTAAAAAAATTTAAGCTGTATGAGAATAGCCAGGAGGACTGCTACTGGGCCATTAACAAATACGCCCTTAATATAGATATTTATACTATCAAAGCACAGTGATGGTAATAACAAAATAACTGTAATTAAGGAAATACAAAATGCATTAATTGACCATTCTAATTGTTTAAATACGTTCATTGTACATCCTCCTTCCTTACCCCCATTATAAGGCTTAATAAATAGGTATTGCAACACCTTTGCTATAAAAAAAATAAGCCCTCACCGCAGTGAGGGCCTTTAAAAATATCATACTTTAGAGGTACTCTATTTTTACTCCACAATTATTATAGCATACCTCTAAGTATAATCACTATACCAAGGAGGATAGGAAATTATGTCCATGAAACGTGCTAATGGTTCAGGAACCGTATATAAAATGAAACACAAGCAGTTACGCAAGCCCTACCGGGCTGTAGTAACCTATGGCTACGATGCTAATGGCAAAGCTATCCGCAAATCTTTGGGCACATTTGCCACGCAAAAGGAAGCATATACCGCCCTAGCCCTCTACTCTATCAATCCACCGCAAGAAGAACAGCGTAAAATTACGTTTGGCCAATGCTTTGAATGGCGGATTGAGGAGGCCGAACGCCAGGGACTATCTGCAGGCCGGATGAAGATCATCCATACAATACAAAAGATGGTTAGTCATCTTAACAATATCGAAATGAAGAATATGCGTGCAGCACACTTCCAACCCATATTTGATAATTCGGCACACACTAAATCGTATCAGAAGCTAATTAAGGCTATTATTGTGTCTGTAGGCACGTTAGCCGTAAAACAGGAAATTATACCCAGAAACTACTTCTCCGATATTATCATCAATAAGAACGCTACGCCTATCAAGAAGACTAACATATTTTCAAATTCTGCTCTCTACGCCATTTGGCAACACTCCGATGATATAATTGCCAAGCTAACCCTGATATATGCCTACACGGGCCTCAGATTGAACGAATTGCAGACTATAAAGCTTGATAATATCTATTTGAAAGAACGATACATGATTGGTGGCTCTAAAACGGAAGCTGGTAGAGATCGTTACATACCAATTGCAGAATGTATCTACCCTTTCATCAAGGAACTATATCAGCAAGCCAAATTTAAGCGCGTAGAGTGCCTTTTGGATAAGGTGATACATAAGGATACCTACAGGCTTGAAATGCAACGTATGTGCCGCAATCTTAATTTAGGAGAGCATAAACCACATGATACCCGTCATACTTTCATCTCCTTGGCCAGCAATATCGGAATCGATGAAATTATCATCAAACGGATCGTTGGCCACTCAAGTAAGGATAATATTACGCAAGAGGTTTACACTCATAAAACTGTACAACAATATATTGATGCGGTTAACAGATTACCCCACGGTGAAGCACTCATAAAGGGTGAGCAACGGTTGAGCAACGCTGACGAAATGTAG